CCATTTTCAAGCCCATTGGCAATCGCAACATTCGCAGTGCTCGCCACCCTGACAGGATCCTTAACATTCAGCCCCTGCTTAGTGGCATCAACATACGCCTTAGTTGCAGCATCAGTATCAGCAGTTGGAGCACCAACACTCGCAATTCTCTGACTATTAGCAGAAACCGTATTGGTTGGCGCAGCCATCTCATCTAAACGATTAGTTTTAACCTGCGTATCGAAGTCAGAAACAGTGCTTGCAGTTTGCGTTCCAGTATGGTTAGCCCTTGCTAGATAGTATGTTCCTTCTTGACTATCAAGCTTATCTGCATCAAGATTAGTACCTGTGCCATCTACTGTTAGAAGAAGGGCCAGTATTTCAGCAGCAGTTTGATCTGCAGTAGCAGCGGCTTCGATACCATCAAGCTTCGATTCATCAGCCGCAGTAAACCTGTTGACAATCTCCCATGCCGAATTTGCCCGCAAGTAAAGCTTATCATCATCAGTATCATAATAGATCTGACCATCACTTGGAGACGAGGGTGCAGTACTTAGATTCTGCACTACAGCATTTCTTAATTCATTCTTATTAAGGTCAATATATGACTCTATGTCAATAGGGACCAAAAACTTTTTAGCCATTGTATTTCCTCCTAGACTATAATCGCTTTACCGGCAAAAGCATTATCGAATGTTGCCACTGCTTGATTTACGGAATCATGTTTAATGTCTCCAATAACATGATTCCCAGCAGAATCGATAATATCTATTGTAGGATATCGACCTTGATTGTGGGTTATCGTCCACGTTGCACTCGCTGAACTCTGATCATGAACTACAGTAGAATTCGTAGCAGGTCCCTGTGGACCGACAGGACCGATAACCCCTTGCGGACCAACCTCAACATCTGTTAAAACTACGGTTGGGGCATCCGATGTAAGAGACTCTTGTGTCTCTTCAACCACCATCGTTTGCGAAATTTCATTAACCGTAACATTTGTATTTGTCATTACCTAGTTACCTCCGGGGTAATCGTTACACTGCCTTGCAGCAATCTTGTAACTACTCCGCTTAGTATGATCTCTAAATCGTATACACCAGTATCCGGTGCAGCTAAGGCCGCAGTTACGGATGATGCAACAGTGACGGCAATAACTCCATTTGATGCTAGAGTTATATTCCCACCACCGCTTGTTATGTCTAGCAAAGCAGTCTCAGCAGCATAACTGCTACGAACTTGCATTCGAGCAGTATGAGAGCTTAAATCAACGGCAACACCGCCAGATTTATATGTAAACGTTTTCTGAAACGTCTCACCCTGATTTACGATCATATTGTAACTAAAAGCCATATAATGATTATACCACCGTAGCGTTTTTTACCCAAAGTTAATCAAGCGTTATATCGAGATCATTTACAGCAATCGTAAATGTATCTCCAGACGCAGCAATAACAGATGAAGCAAGCGCTCCATGAATTAGTAAATTGCCACCAGTGGAAGCATCAAAGACTCCAACATGTGTCACAGTGACAGCAGGCATACTCGCAAAAGAAATACTGGATGAGTTAGACACGGTACCACTAGACGCTGCACCGAAAGTTATCGCCTGTCTAGTGACAGCAACTTCAGAACCTCCCGAACTAGCATCTGTTGGACTGCCCGCGTACAACGCCAAATACACCGTTGTAACCGGCGTATATGACACATTCCTCAATACATGATCAAGGAGTTTGTTTTCTAAATAATTAGATAACCCCGACATGTTTTCCTACCGCCTACTCGCCGTAGTGTGCTTTAACCTGTGCTTGGGTAGCCGCTTCAAATTGGGTCGTTGCTAGAAGCCGTTTCGCTGTCACAGCATCTACCAACTGGTAGGGGTGCGCCCTAGTGAAATCGACCTCTCCAACAGAGTAACCATATCCATGACGCAAAAATAGCATCTGGTCACCCGACGGTGCTGCTGCTGCCTTTTTGGGCGCAGCCTTCGCAACGGGAGGGGTTTCGACTTCGGCATTCTTCAAATCTTCAGTTGTAACTACATCTTTTTTATCAGCCATAATGAATATCTTACCACACATCATCATCTAATGCAATAACAGAACACCCCCGAGAGGCATCGAAGCGACCCGGGGGTGTCCTAGTGGTGGTTTGTGATCTAAACCATATATTGTATCCGCAAGCTTAATTATGCCCTGATTTTAACATCCTGACTGATTACATAAGCTTCAGCGTTCTCGATGTTCTGAGCAACCCTGTTGAACTGCGTATACTCAATTGTGTCCTTCTTCGGCTTGAACTCACGGTAAACCGTGATCTCACGCTGAATACCAACAATATGATTGTTGGGGAAGGTCAAAATGATGTACCCGTGATTTCCACTGGGGCTAGCATACGTTCCAGCGACGTCCTCTGGCATGAGGGGAACCTCAACCAAAGGAATACCGAATGGAGCAAGCCCCGTTGAACCGGGACCTCCGTTAGGACCACCCGGATTGCTGTAAAGCCTATCACCCATAGTAGAACCGGGCGAAGGCGCACCAGCGGTAGCCTCAGTTGCAGAATTTGGATTCTGCAATGTGTAGATAGTGTCCTGAACAATGCCAGGGCCACTAAAGTACCGCAACTCGTTACGACGCTGCAAGTACTTGTTCGGCATCTTACGCAAAACTGCGTCAAAAGACGCACGACTCACATTGGATCCAAGCCCGTCGTGAGTAACACCACTTGCCTTACCCAGCTTAACAAAGCCGTCCTGAGCTTTAAGTAGCCCATTGGCGCTTGTGGTATCACCATTAATCAGAAGATCATCCATATCGTTCGACGTCTGACGCGCCATAACCTGAGCGATATGATCCTCCAAGGAGTCACCAGCAATGTTGTCCTCAAGGGACTCAGTGCTGACCTCCCAATCCAAACGGAGCTTAACTGTCGTTAAAGCGACCTTAGTAAAGGTCACGGCAGAATTAGCACCCGTATCGGAAGCCTCAGTTGCTTTTGCGAGCAACCGTGTTCCAACTGACAACTTATCGATTTCCATAGAAGGATTGCTCATACGAACAACCCTAGACTGCTGCATAAGAACAGACTGATCGATAACGAAGTCAAGAAAACGGTTGGCCTGAGCGGGCTTTAAAATACCGCCAGAAGCCGCACTAACAACAGAGGTAGTAACCTCATTTGCTTTTTGAAGTAATTCTTCGTTAGCCATTTATAATTTCCTCCTAAGACTCGTATCCAAGAGACTTAATCAAATCCTGAGGAAGGAACAGGTTGCCCCAGAATGACTCTGGTGCCTTGTCTTCAACCGCCTTGGCGATTACTTCCTCTTCATCATCTGTCTCATCAACACTCTTTTTAATTGCACCAGCATTCTCAACGGTTTCAACACGAGTGTTGATCACATCAAGACTATCGGTGACTGATTTTGTGGACTCATCAACCTTAGCTGTGAGTTCGTCCTGCTTCTCAGTCATTGCATTAATGGCAGAGGCCAATTTCTCTTCAATCAAAGTTTCTACCTTTGTGGCAGAAGCCTCGGAATGAGAAGCTAGCTTTTCATCAATGACAGTTCCTAGAGCTGCAGTGAGTTCATCGATATTCATATCAATATCATCTCCTTCATTGATTTCTGCCGCAAGTGCAATTTCTTCCACTTCAGCAGTAATTTTTTCTACATCGTCTTCATCAGAATCAACAACAACATCCGACTCCGCATTAACGGGATCGGACATCCATGTCAAGAACCTCTGAAGAAGTGAGATCTTTTCTTCTAGATTAACACCCTCAAAAGCCCCGTCATTTGACGAGGTTTCATCAGACGTAACTAAAACGTCCGTATCTTCCATGTAAGTAACCATATCAGAATAATTCTTATTATGCAAGTCATTCACGACATTACAGCTACAACCATCGTCTTTCACGATAGTGCAGTGGCATCCGCCACAATCACATGTCGATCCAGAACATTCGGTTTTTTCAATTGTATCATCTTTAATACAGACAACTGTATCACCAATTTTATTACATTCAATTTCATCAATTGCGAGAGCGTAAGACAAGCCCTCATCGTCAGACTTAATCAACGTGATGTTAGCAACTGGGTTTGCTGGATTATCCACCAAACTCAACTCACCAAGCTCATACTTGGTAACTACACTAACAGGCTGACCACGAAACTTCCTTGTCTCGTCGTCCTTGCGTTCGAGAATTCGACCACCGATAGAGAATGCACCAAGGGTGCCATCCAAAACCTTCTGCCAAGTATCCTCTGCGCCCTTCGAGATATAAGCAGAAACTTCCACACCCTGATAGATGTGTCCATTATCGTTAACCTCGACGGGACGATGACCTACAGCCTTACCTACAGCCAGAGGCTGGTGCATCTCGCGTATATTCCCCTGCCAATTTTTAAATGCTGTCATAGACGCGCTGAAATCAACGACGTCTCCTGACTTATCTACATTATCAGCAGTGGCTACACCAACCACAACCCTCTCTTCATTTTTAACCAAAGAGATAGGAAAGATTAGTTGTAAATTTTCGCCATGCATATTATTGCCTCCTTATGAAGCTATGGGCACTATTGTAACATATATTTGATTTATTAACAATAATCTTTAACCCACAGCAAAAACAGCCAGAGTAACAGACGCGGTGATAACTTCAAACTCAGTGTAATCACCAGGAATGCAAACGTACTCTGTACCGCCAGCAGGAATCAACACAGACACATGATCATTAAGCTTTACCGTAGCATCAGTCGTTGCATGAGTGTTGTGAAAATAAAGACCATCCGTGTGATGACCCAAACTGATCTTTCCAGTACCACTAGTCACAGCGACATTTGAATACATTATACTACTATTTCCGTACATTTTGTCCTCCTATTTTTTTGATTCACGAACCCCGTCCGTGTCTTGAGCGGAGCCTCTTTCATTGCTGGCCTCGGGATTCGCAGAGTCATCTCCAGACGGGGGAGTATCCGCATTGCTGTTCCCCTCAGGAGCGCCCTCTGGCCTTTCTGGTTCTTCCTCTACCATGTCCTCTCCGGTAAACGGATTAATACCCGTTTGCATGAGCAATTCCATCTTCCTAATATTGCTTGGATATGGAAGCTCTTCTTCACCGGCGTCACGGTCGGGCAGACCCAACATATTCCGCACTTCATTTGGTGTAACAACCTCCGTGCGGAGATACCTGTCTCTAATCTTAGACTGAACATCTTCATCAACCAGATCAATCTGTTCAAATCTGAAATCTACTAAATCGGTAAACTCTTTAACAATATAGTTGATTCTCTTTTCAATAACCTTTTGATCGGGTCCAACGACCTGAACCTTAAATGTCTTATCTGCATCTCTCGCAACAGCAAGATTCGCATTGTCGTACACTCCAACCTTGGGAGCAGGAACTCGATTCGCAACCAAGATTTCATCACGATTAGATTTTCTATACTTGTCAAACGATGCGTCTTGCACGTTCGCTTCCAACTTCTCAAACTTAATGTCTACATCGCCACCAAGCGAGGCTGGCAGGGGGACAATCAGCGTTCCGTGATTCCTGCCTTTAACTTCTGTCCTAAAGTAATTAACCAATTCCTGCTTTGACTTATTGCTAAGCTTTGCACCCTTAAGAATGATTGCATACCTTGGAATAGCTTTATTCTCAAAATAATCAATATTATAATTCTTTGCGTACTTGTCGCCCAAAATAGCACCGATGGCTGTTACGGCAGACGGCACGCCATAGTAATTATTTGTAGGTGAATATGCCTTAAAATGAATAATCTCATTAGGGCGTCCATCGCTATTAATGGGGTCTGAAGTTTCTAAATCTTGGAAGTTCCTAAAGAACACAGACTGTATCTTGCTATGTCGTGCGATCTGTACAAAACCATCACGCATCCTGCGCACTCGCATATTCACCGCTGGAATATGACCAATGTATCCTATCTTACCGATGTTGGTACGGCCAATCTCTAAATATGCATTACCAATAGTAAGATAATCCGTCCACAACTTAATCATCGTCTCCGAAAATGTATCTTCAATATTTGAATCATCAAGAAGGGCATAAAGCTTCTTGCGCTCTCGAGCCAGCTCAATCCTAATCTTATCTTTCTTGGCCGGTGTATCAGCCTTTTCAACACGCCTCTTTGTTTTGTCTGAATCTTCAAAAGCGAATCCAAGAGCAACAGTATTTGCGACACGCGCATTGATAGAAGCAAAATGCGTAGTGTTTGTTTCATAAAGGTCTGCCAAAATATTTAAATCATGAGGTGGCTCAATTACATCGTATAAAGCGTATCCATCAACAGCGTCTGCATCGACAGAGCGTGACTTTGCTTCTCCGACACCCTTATTTGGTTTGCCAGTCGCAGCCTTCTGCAACTTCTGATGCCGCCTCTTTATCTTAGCGGACTGTCTAGATATATCTATTTTTTTAAAAGGATCATTATCTACAAATTGACTTGATATCTGAGTATAGCTGACATCATCAATTTCGACTTCCATACGATCTTCTTCTACGAAAGATGTTTCACCCATTATTTCCCCTTATGAGGTGCCACTTCTATAATGGCATCCTCTACCGGGTCTGGCAAGAACCCATCGCCCAGCCTTCCCTCTTGTTCTTTTCGCTCTTCACCAGAGACTTTTCTTGCCCCATCAATCCAGTGTGGCTTGCCCCCATTGTCTGACCCGGCCCAATACGTTGCAGCCTCAATCATATGTGATTCTACCCTGCGGTCACCAATCATGCCTTCAGCACACATATAATTTCCGTCTCCATCCGTAATAAAGCCACCGTCTGGCATCTTCCATAAACAAACGCCAAACGCTGACTGAGGCACGATGATACTCTTACCTTTTTTTACGATTCCGTTACTCA